GTTAGAGCTTCCGACGACCTGTCGTAAGCCCCAAATCTAATCCGCGTTAGGATGGCTTCATGTCATCCGCCCTGTGGTTGACACCACAGTCGCTGTACCTTTGGAAAGTACATCGAAGAGCGTAGCTGGACCTTTTACCCGGTCCTATTGTGGTGTTAACCTCGTGATGAGGTCAACACTATGGTCGCTCCTGTCACCGGTCCATTCAGCACTTCGCTGTATGTGAACGGCCCTCCAACGAGCTTGGGATATAAACCGCAATGGCTTTCGGCCACGCGAGTTTCGTTCCGGCAACACAGACCTTATGATGCTGTTTTGCCTTACTCGTTGGTGCAGAAGAGAGTCACTCGCTGGGAAGCGAGTATTGGCTCACACTACGTGGACACTACTCAAGTTCATTATGGCTTCCCGCAGTCTATGATAGACCAAACCTATAACGAATGCTATAGGAAGTTTGTCGGTAAGCTGAAGGAGGAACATGATAGCTCGGGGAAAACAACTACCAGCGGAAACGCTGGCGTTGGGACCACACTCGCAGAGATAAATCAGGCGCGCGATATGATCACGAGGAGACTCGAAGTCCTTGTGCGCTTTACAAAGGCTGTGAGAGGGTACCGCTTCTATGATGCATACAACATTTTGGGTATGCACAAAGCGATCGCGAATCGAGACGCCTGGATGAAATCAACCAGGCTTCGCCGATCCGCTAAGTCGTTTGGGGACAACTGGCTCGAATTTCATTTCGGCTGGGAGCCCCTTTTCGCGGATATCACGCAAGCTATGGAAGTCTTGACAGGCGGGTTACCCGACTTCAAGGTGTTTGCTCGTTGCAAGCGCATCGAGCAGACGACCATCAACCTGCCGAGTGGATCTCCTTTAGTGGAGAACCGTTATTCCGTCGAAAGATGGGAAGACCGGGTCCAAATCGGTAGTAGGGTTGGGGTTTCAAATCCCAACTTGTGGCTTGCAAATCGATTGGGTCTCATAAACCCACTCGCGTTAGCATGGGAACGCGTCCCGTTCAGCTTTGTGCTGGATTGGGTTGCGAATCTGAACGATGTGATCGGAAGTCATTCTGACTTCTTTGGTCTCACTCTGAAAGGTCCGTATTTCACGGAAGTTCGCTTGTTAACGTACACGTTGCAACGTAACCGGCCAAGCATAGGATTCTTTGAGAACTATGCCACCGAATTTGTTGCGATGGGACGCACTGTTGGGATTCCAGGACCCACGTTGCGAATGAGGCCAGCAAAGGCCTTATCGTGGCAAAGAGGCTTAACAGCCGCTAGCCTTCTGCTACAGCGCTTGAAAGCGCCGTAGTAACCCTGCCGGTTTCCGGCTGATAACTTTAGGAGCATTAACATGCCCGCTATCGCAAATTTGACAGTCAAGAAGAACGACACCACCACCGATGTGACATTTTCGGCGATAACTCCCAGTTCGGGTGACAAAAACCCGGCCGTGTGGCGAAACGAGTCGATCGGTACGGCTTTGTCCCACCGCCCTACGCTCACCTTGTCGTCCCGTAATAACGGTGGCGGCACGGCGCGAAGGATGGAAGGGATGTTGACGTACCCTACGACCGTCACTGGGAGTGATGGAAAGGTTACCGTTTCGGACAAGTGCATCGTGACTGTTGGCGGCGTCATTCCCTTGGGAATGCCGACCGCCGACATCAACGAGGCCGTGTCCCAGGCCATGAACTTGTTCAAGACCACACTGGTCTTGGATTCGTTCAAAAACGGTTCGGCTCCTACGTAACTGTCAAGGAGCCTCCATCATGGTGTATACCCCTTTACCACGTGAAGTGGAAGGAGTGGTCCTAGCATTATGCGAAGACCTCGCCACACCCGTCTCTCTCGGAGTATATCTCCGGGTGAAAAACGGTTGTTGGGATAGCCTTGCTTCTATGCAAGTGCGTCCGGAGCATTACCTCGATGCACATAGTTACTGGGCTGACGCCCAGGCTGTGTCCATTCTTCGGAAGTGTCAAGATTTGCCGACTACTGGCGACCGCAAGGCCGCCGCGTTGGAGAACTTTTGGATTTCTGAGAAGGATTGCTTCCGCACCAATGAGCGACTACGATCTTATCTATATGGGTCGGCTTACGCTGACTCAGATGAGAGTATCTACAGGTTTATCCTGCGGGTTCGAAAAATCGTGGAAACTCTACTCGGGCCCTGTCCATTCAATGTGGACGGGAGGTTCGGGCCTGGTGCGACTTTTGGCGATAGGGGACAGTTTACTACCGTTCCCGATAAGATGACATCTGCACCCACATTGACCACCGACGCGACTAGTTACATGCTTCTGCAATGGACTAGCACAGCGTGGGCGAGAGCCTGCGTAGATCGGTCTGTAGATCCGGAGTTTGTCAGAGGGAATCGTTTCACAACGGTTCCCAAAGACTGTGTGAAGGACCGCGGCATTTGCGTGGAACCCTCCATCAACCTCTTTTATCAACTCTCGTTCGGACGAGTGATGAAAGCACGGTTGCTCCGTGCAGGTATTGACCTGCGTAACGCGC